ATATCCATAACCTCCGTATCCCGCACCGGACATTGCGACTGGCGCGGGGAAGCCGTACTTCAGGGCTTTGTGAAAGCGCTGGGCCTTGTGAAGGGGCTTGAGCCCGCAAACCCCCAGGAGCGCCGTATAGCGATTGAGAACTGGGTGGCCGCCGGGACGCTATCGGAGGTGGAGGGCAAGGCGGCGGCTGATTTCTATGGGTGGGAGCGCGGGACATGAGCATCGCAGCAATCTCATGGGTATTTAAGCAGGAGATAAAGCCATCGTCGCTGAAGTTCGTGCTGGTTGCGCTCGCGGATTGTGCGGATGATCATGGCATCTGTTGGCCGTCTATCGAGCATATTACCGAGACGACTTGTCAGGATCGGAAGACTGTCATTAAAAGTCTGGATGATCTTGAATCTCGCGGCTGGCTGGTCGATACCGGCAAGCGCATGGGAAGAACGAATCAGGTCAAGGTCTATCGTCTAACGGATGCGTTCTTCAAAACCGCCGATACCAAGGATTGCGCAAAGAGTACCGAAAACGGAACCATTAATGATGCACCACAGAAACAGTACCGTTCCTCCGCCGAAACAGTACCGTTTTTCCCTGCAAAGAGTACCGAAAACGGAATTCCCCCCACACCCCCCTATAGAGCTGATCCGTCATTGGAACCGTCATGTGATCCGTCAGAAGTACCCGCGCGCGAAACGAAGGCTGTGAGGAAGAGACAAAAACCTGCCGTGACATTGGCCGAGCTATCGGTTGACCACATAGCGGACTGGCTGGCTGAAAAACGCGCCCAAGGCAAATACGCACGCCATGACGAGCATTTCATCCTCGAATATTTCAAAAACTATTGCGAATCAAGAGGTAAGACATATGACAACTACATCGCAGCCCTCCGAAACGCGTTCACCTGGCGCGACGTTCAGCCAGGCATTTCGTCCGCAAAGTTCAATGGGAGACGCTCAGGTAACCCAGCCCTCGAATCTGCCTGGACCTCCGCCGCAGAACAACTCATTGCCGAAGATCGAGAGTCGGGACACTTCCCGCCGGGCGGAGGCTGAGCAGTTCACGCTGGCGCTATCTCAAGCCTGCGCATTACTCAAGCAGTACGGAAAGACGCCCGCAGAGCTGCGGATACTGCGCGACGGATTCCTCCATGCCCTTTCGGATATCCCAATTCCAGAAATTATCAAGGCTCTATGGGTTCATGTAAACACGGCGGATGACATACCCACACCAAGGCAGCTTCGGGCAATTGTTCAGCCTCCAAAACCCGAATGGAAACCCGATTGGGCCGTGTACATCAGTCTGAAGAAACGCGTGCAGAAGGATGGATATTACCCCTACGGCAGCGAGCGCGATTTCCTGAAACGGTGCGAGGAGTACGCGGTTTCTCGGGCGCTCGCGGTGGATGCGACCGAGGATGAGCGCACCGCGCGACAGATTGCGGCGGGCGAGAAGACATTCGCGCTGGAGGGACCTGCCGCATGAAGATGCATACCTGCGATATTTGCGGGGCGGATATCAGCAATGATCCGTACGTCATCGAAAGTAGAGCGGCGCCAAAGGGCGTTCGGGACTTGTGCAAGCGGCATGCGGATCAGATCCGGGCATGGCGACAGAAGCTGGAGGGGCGTCTGCACCGCCTCCAGAAGAAATTCATCGAGTCGTTGATGAGGAAATCATGACCGACGCCCCCGTGAGCCTCTGCGATAAGTGTTACGCACCGGGAACGTGTTGCAGGGAGCTAACACTGACCGTCAACTTTTGGGCTGAGGAGGAGGTGACTAACCAACTATTGCGGGAACGGATATCAAATCATCCAGGCAATAAAAATGTACCCTTCGAGCCGGTAAGGCAAAGCGTTAGAGTTGAGCACGATAAAAATGGACGGGCGTATGGACCTTGGGTTTGGAGGTGTCCGAAACTTTTGAAGAATGGCCGCTGCGGGGATTATGACAATCGCCCGGACGTTTGCCGTATTTTCGAGCCTGGCGAGAACAGACTCTGTGTGCATTTCCAAGGCGCTGAAGGCGTTGACCTGGTGGAGGGACTATGACCGACGCCGCATACCGAGCATGGATTCAAACCCTACCTTCTTGTTTGGACGGCCGCTCATTCTCGGAATGGGTGGAGGCTGCGGGCGAATGGCGCAACCTGGCGTGCCATGTCCGCCGGGCCGGGCGCTTTGGGGTGGCCTACAAGGCCGAGTTCTCATGCGTCCCAATGTCGGATGCCCAGCACCGATACCAACATCAGCACGGCGAACTCGCCTGCCTGCGGAAGTTCAGCAAGGACCCGCAGCTGATTTGCACGCTCGATGCCGCATCGCCAGTGGAAGCCGAGCGCATCGCCGCCGAATGGTTCGATGCGCAGGTCGAGAAATACCGCGCGCGGTGGATGACGGAGACGCCCGAGGGCAGGGCGTGGGCGGAGAGTCAACGGGTAGAGGTGATGGCATGAACAAGGCCCGCAAAGATGCACTGAAGGATGACACCATGCGAAACCAGTTGGTGGGTGGCTGGGAAGACCCGCTCATCCCGGCGTATGCGCTTATCGTTGATGGCGAATGTGCAGGCGTTTTGCATATGCACAAGCACGGGGGATATGGATTCTCTTACTGGCCGCTGATTCCGAGAATGTTGGAGCGCTTTCTTCCAGAGGGCTGGCGGTCATTTTCGGTATTCGATATTCCGCGGCAAGCGTGGCTTTGCGGTAGCGTGCGGAGCATGGCGTAAAAACGATCACAAACGGGGCAACACATGAGCAAAAAGGAGGACAAGCCTATGGGAACGGTAGCGGTCGTGGAGGAAGTGATTGTCGACAGGTCGGCGGTGCTGAGCCTTAAGCAGCTGCACAACTACACCGACCCATTGGTCGAGCGTGGGCATGCAGAATACAACAAGGGCAGCATCCTCGTGAAGAGCAAACATCCCATCGACCAGTGCCTGCGTAGGGGCATCATCGAGCAGGAGCACCATGACTCCGGCAAACGCATAATGACGATCCGGGACTGCGCGTTCTCGCGGACGGCGGGCCGAATCTACAACGACATCGGCAACGGCGATAGCGGCATTGACGCCATGACGCTGTTCGTGAACACCGAACGCCTGATGAGACGTCGGGGAAACCAGATGCGATGGGGAGCGCCGTGGGACCTGGTGAAATTGATTTGCTTCAGTAACCCCGATATCGACGGCGGTTTCTTCACGGAAGCGGAGTATGCGATGCTGTACCAGCTTGGGCCGAACATTCAGAATGCCTTTGAGGAGCTGGATAAGGCTGTGGCCGAGGCGAGGGATGCCATCCGGGATCGCCTTAAGCGCGCTGCAGAAACGTACATATAGAGGTTAATCTTCGTCCAGTTGTGGTCCGTGCGGTCGCCGAATCACTGCTTTCCCACTGCGACGTCTTCTGTCTTCCTCGGATTCGAGGTACTGAGTGGCCATAGCTGTGATAGCCTTCTTCACGATTTCTATTCCTCTGAACCGGAAGTCGACGTCGTTAAAATGGCCATCATTATTTCGCCCGCGTGCGACCTTGAGCGACCAGTAAGGAGCATTAATACAGATCTCCTTGTAAATCCGCTGTCCTTTGGGAGTCCGGATTGAGAAATGGACCGGTATCAAGCCGGTCAGCACCATTAGGCCAGGTGCGAAAGCGGGATCTATAGCTAGGCCTTCGTCCTCGAGGAAGGTCAGCGCGGAATCGGTCTTTCGTAACGCTACCTCAGTATTGCGCGGGCCAACGTCTATTTGCCTGAAAAAGCTGGACGTATCCGGAACCTCAGCCACTTCGTCTGCCTCTCCTTCGTATTGAGTGAACTGAGGATGTTGGAGAGCGGCAGAGCGGCCGAAACTGATTGCTTCCTCAAAAAGGGTATCTTCATAACCAGCGCGTCCCATCAAGACTTCATAGATGGCAATTGCAGCGTAGATTGTTTCCTTGCTTGCAAGCAGTCGGAGCGTAGGCGCTTCGCGGAGAGGCACGGTCGCTCTCACTTCATTGTCCAAGAAATCAATGGTCAAAGATTGGTGTTGACTGCTTTTATCGTCCGGCGCGCTGAACATGAGCGCAAGAATGTACTCGGGGTTTTCAAGGAAGGCTTTTCGTAATCTCGGCGTCATGCTCGGTTATCCTTTCTCATTTTGCCCCACCGGCAAAAGCAGGCAGGAGCCTTTCATTTTTGTTGGCAGACCAACATTATACTTGCGCCCACAGGTCGTATGTGTATAATGCAATTGCTGACACGCACTTCGTGTCTGAAAAATCTGGCCGCCCATGAGCGGCTTTTTTGTTGCCTTCCAGCGGCCCTCCGGTAAAATTCCGGCATGGACTTCAGGAAAGCAACCGTTTCCCCACCCTCCATCCTCGACCCCGGCTCCTGCCAGGCGGTTCGCGTTGCCGCCATTCTCGATAGGCCTGCGGTCAAGATGACAATGACCGTCGAAGAGGCACAGCGCAAGCAGCTGGCGTACGAGGTGCAGCGCGCGGCGTGGCGGAAGCAGAACGGCATCAAGAACACATTTTAGATTTTTTCTGTAGGGACGGCGCCATCCGCAAGGACGTGCACCGGCGTGAGAAAGCGCCGGACGTATGCGTCCCTTCTAAATAGCCCCGCGAGGGGTTTCATTCAAAAGCAGTTTTATGGGTAAGAAGAAAGCGCCGAAGAAGCCGGTGAAGTATACGGCGGGGCTCGGGGAATTGATCTGCTCGCTTTTGGCAGAGGGCAAGAGCCTAAGGAAGATTTGCTCCGTGGATAACATGCCGCGGGTGAGCAGCGTTATGTACTGGCTTGCCAAAGGGGCCGCCAAGACAAAGCCTTACGATACCTTTCTTGAGCAGTACGTGATCGCGCGCGAGGCCCAGGCCGAGTTGTACGTCGATGAAATCATCGATATCGCTGACGACGACCGGGCTGACATAGGCTTCAAGGAGGCCGAGAGCAAGGACGGCGCAAGCGCAAAGCCAGTGGTCCTGCTCGACAATGTTCACCGTGCCAAGCTCCGCGTTGATGCACGAAAGTGGGTAGCCTCGAAACTCCTTCCGAAGAAATACGGCGAGAAAGTGCAGCAGGAACACAGCACGAAGGATGACAAGCCCCTACCGATCTTCACCCTGAATATCGGACAGAAAACGCCCGCTGAATGAACATTCAGTATTGCCGTCCGCCGCTGTATCCCAAGCAGCAGGCTGCGATATTCCACAATAAGCGCTACGGGTTCATCGAGGCCAGCACGAAGGCCGGTAAGACGGTCGGGAACATGGCGTGGCTCTTGGAAAAGAGCCTGATCGGCGCGAAGCCCAATCAAAACCGCTGGTGGGTGGCTCCGGTTTACGGTCAGGCAGAAATTGCCTATACGCGCATGAAGCATGGGCTTCCGAAGAACATCTTCGATGCTCATGACACAAAGCTGCGCCTGGCGTTCATCAACGGCGCAAATATCTGGTTCAAGTCCGGCGAGAAGCCCGACAACCTGTACGGCGACGACGTTTACGACGTGGTCATCGATGAGGCCAGCCGTCTGCGCGAAGAGGCGTACACGGCTATCCGGACGACGCTGACGGCGACGCGCGGTTCACTCCGGGCGATCGGAAACGTCAAGGGCCGAAAAAACTGGTTTTACCGTCTCTGCCGCAAAGCGCAGGCCGGTGATCCGAACATGGAATACCACAAGCTCACCGCATACGACGCAGTGGAGGGTGGTGTTCTCGCGGCAGAAGAGATTGAGGCGGCGCGGCAGGAGCTTCCAGAGAACATCTTCCGCGAGCTTTACCTCGCCGAGCCGTCTGATGACGGCGGCAACCCGTTCGGCATCACGGCCATTCAGGGCTGCATCAAGGCCCTGTCAAATCTGGAGCCGGTTTGCTGGGCTTGGGATTTGGCGAAGTCGTATGACTGGACGGTCGGCATAGGCCTCGACAAGAACGGCGATGTATGCCGGTTCGAGCGGTTTCAGAAGTCCTGGCAGGACACTATCTCGTATATCCGCGCGGTTACCGGCAAGCTCCCGGCGTTGGTGGACAGCACAGGCGTCGGCGATCCCGTTCTCGAAGCGCTGCAGGCGAACGGGGGGACCAATTTTGAAGGCTTCAAATTCAGCCAGGCGAGCAAACAGCAGCTCATGGAGGGGCTCGCGGTAGCGATTCAGCAGAAGCAGGTCGGCTACCCGGTAGGCGCCATCGTCTCGGAGCTGGAGCAGTTTGAATATGAATACACGCGCACAGGCGTCCGGTATTCCGCGCCGGAAGGATTCCACGACGACTGCGTGTGCGCGCTGGCGCTGGCGGTCAGAAAGAAAACACTACCTGTTGCGGGCGCCGGCTGGCTCGGCTTCGTCGAGTCGCAGGCCGCCGAAGCGCAAAAATCTACCGAAAAGACGAAACAACCCTAATCACAAGGAGTTTTTATGACCGCTACCACGATACTTGCCGCACCAGCTGGCCAGCCCAATTACACTCAGCAATGCCAGAGCGGCAATACCTATACCGCCGTCAACGGCTTTATCACCGGCGTAAATGTCGGAACGGATGTAACGGACCTGGTGAAGGGCGGCTGCACTCTGCTAGTATCGGGCGTATCGCGTGCGCCTTTGGTGGCAGGGCGGTTTTATTTCGGCAATCCCGGCGATACGGCCTTGGCCGTACTTACCGTGGCGAGCACGCTTTACGCTGTTCCTTTTCAAGTCCCCAATAACATTTCGCTGGCTTCGCTAGGGATCAGCACAACCACCGGCCAGACCGGCGGAGCATGTCATCTTGGCGTGTACGAAGACAATGGCTCGGGTTATCCCGGCGCGCTGATCGTGGACTCAGGCGCGATCACCGGTATGACGGCAACGGCAATCAATTCGGCTTCCCTTTCCCCGAAGCCTTCGCTGATACCGAGCACCGTATGGCTGGCCAGCATTTTCACCGCTAGCGGCACTCTACCGAGTGTGGCTGGCATCGATCCGCTCTATACCGGCGCGACCAATGCGTATCTCGGTGCTGACACCGCAGCGCATGCCGCCGCAACCTCGGCAACCGCATTCACAGGCATATCGATTGCGGGGACCTATGGCGCATTGCCTGCCATCTTCCCATCCGGCGCTACGGAAACCATGAACGCAGCGACGCCCTGCCCGATTCTAGGGTTCTAATTTACACATCAGGTAACCTGTCATGCCGGAGGGAGGAAAGGTTACCCCGATCCCCTCCGGTGTGATCTCGCGTATCACACAGGCCGCGCGCTACGTTATCAGCGGAGTTGCGCCGGACGCGTGGTTCGGCCCGTTCCAGCCGCTCAGGCCCATGGCTCCCGCCGAAGTCAAGGGCCGCACATGGGATTATCCTACCGGGCTTAACCTTAATTACACGCCGCGCTCATCCGAGGGTATTTCGTTTGAGGATATGCGCGGGCTGGCGGACAACTGTGATGTCCTGCGCGCCGTCATCGAGACCAGAAAAGACCAGATCGAGGCGCTGGACTGGGGCGTAAAAGTAAAGCCCCTGGACGGCGACAAGAAGCGCGTGACCGCGACCTCCGATCAGCTAAACCGCATCGACAAGATTACCGCCTTCATGGAAAGCCCCGACAAGGAACGGGGCTTCGACCCGTGGATGCGGATGTTCCTGGAAGATGTATTCGTGATTGATGCGGCGAGCGTCTATCGCTGGCCAGATCGCAAGGGCAATCTCTATGCGTTGAAGATTATCGACGGAGCGAAGATCAAGCCGTTGGTGGACGACTATGGTTGCCGCCCTTTGCCGCCGGACCCCGCTTATCAGGAAATCCTGAAGGGCGTTCCAGCGGTTGATTACACATCGGACGAACTGCTTTATCTGATACGCAACCCGCGCAGCAACAAGCTGTACGGCTATTCCCACGTCGAGCAGATAATTATCACGGTAAACACGGCTATCCGCCGGGCTCTGTCGCAGTTGGAATATTACCGCGAGGGAAGCCAGCCGGATGCGCTGATAGGGCTGCCGAAAGAGTGGACACAGGAGCAGATTTCGGATTTCCAGAAGTGGTGGGATGCGCTGCTCGCCGGCAACCTGGGTATGCGCCGCCGTGCCCGATTCCTGCCGGGCGACTTCAAGTACCAGGCGACGAAAGAACCGGTGCTGAAGGATGACTATGACGACTTCTTGAACCGCGTAATCTGCTTCGTATTCTCGATATCGCCCACTCCTCTTGTGAAAGCGAATAACCGTGCCGTGGCGGACAGCCAGCACGACCAGGCGCGCGAGGAAGGACTTGCGCCCCTTCAGAAACTCATCCGGAAGTTCTGGAACCGGATCATTACCGAGGATTTCAAGTCGCCGGATCTGGTGTTTGATTACCAGGACGACCGGGAAATGGATCCCGAGGTGGCCGCAACGATTCGGCAGGGTGACGTCAAGGCCGGAATCATCTCAATCGACGAAGCCCGCGATGGTATGGGTGAAGATGCTTTGGGTGGTGCGTTCGCGACTCCGATGGCCCTCACCGCAACCGGCTATGTCGCTATTAAATCCCAGGAAGAGCAGGACGCCGATAATCAGGCGCAGCAGCAGGCTATGAGTGATGCCGCAGCCGCGCGCATGGGCCATAACGGCGGTCCGTCACTGAATGATGAACACGCCGGGGGGGATGGACAAGGCGGTGATGGTCCGAAACAGCCAAAGCCGAAGAACAAGGCAAATCAAAAGGATGATGCCAAAAAGCTCGCGCAGGCGGACTTAAAAAAAAAGCCCAATCCATATCTCCTCATGACCGGGAAGTCGCACGGGGATCACGCAAGGCCGTAAAGAAGCTCGCCGAGAAGGTACTGGCGAAAGCTGGCACTTCGGTACGCAGGCAGCTCAAAACAGCGCTGGGAAAGCTCGGCAAGGCGGATAGCGATGACGATCAGGCGGACGGCATAGTCACCGATCTCGACCTCGGATTACTTGCCGGGCTCACCGCAGTGCATCCGTGGCTTGATGATGTTGCGGCAGATCGTGCCGGTGACGAACTGCTCTCCCTTGGAATTTCCGAGGAAACCGATTTCTTCAGCCACGCGAACGAGCGAGCTGCGGCTTATGCAAAGCAGCGTGCCGCTGAGCTGGTGACTGATATCGATGACTCGACTCGTGACATGCTGCGGGGCATCATCGCTGACGGCCTTGAAGAAGGCGCGATGCGTGAGGACATCATCGATGAGATTCTCGCCTCTGGCATCTTCAGCGTGGACCGCGCCACTCTGATAGCCGACACGGAAGTGGCGATGGCAACCGGGCACGGTGCGCTTGCCGGATACAAGGAAGCTAAGGCAGCAGGAGTTGACCTCGGAAAACAGTGGGTTACGGATGATGATCCCTGTGAGGATTGTGAAGAAAATGCTGATGCGGGTGTAATCGAAGTTGAAGAGCAGTTTCCAAGCGGCGACGATTGCGAGCCCGCCCATTGCCGTTGCCGCTGTCATACCGAGTCAGTCGTGAGGAACCAACAGGGCGATGACAATGACGACGCAGACGAATAGCGTAATTCAGAACGTCATCGCCGTCCTCAACTCAAACAACCCGAACATCCTCTCGGTGCAGAAGTTTATGCTGCTGGCGCGTATCCAGCGCGCGGCGAAGCTGGGTGATTTGGATGCGCAGCGATATGTGGCGCTCTGTGAATTAAACATTACCACCGCTACGAGACACTGATTTCCTTTCGTTGTTGGTTCCTGAAGCCCGCTCTTAACCGGGCGGCCTTATTTCCTTAACCCCATGCCCGAGAAGTACCGATGGCCCTCTTCATCCCCATTACCAAGGTGGATGCGGAGCGGCGCCTGGTGTATGGCACTCTCAGCGAGGAAGTTCGCGACAAGTCCGATGAAATCCTCGACTACGCCACAGCAAAGCCAGCCTTCGAAAAATGGTCGAACGAAATCAAGGAAGCCTCCGGCGGCAAGTCGCTCGGCAACGTGCGCGCGATGCACAGTGCAATCGCGGCGGGGAAGCTGACGGACCTGAAGTTCGATGATGATGCCAAACGCATAGACGGTGTCGCCAAGATCATTGACGACGCTGAATGGAACAAGGTCGTCGAGGGCGTCTATACCGGGTTCTCCATCGGCGGGGGCTATGCGCGCCGGTGGCCCGATCCGAATAACTCCGGCGTGATGCGTTACACGCCGACGCTGGCGGAAGTCTCCATCGTCGATAATCCCTGCGTTCCCACGGCAACATTCGAATACATCAAGGCCGACGGCTCGGTCGAGATGCGCAAATTCACCCCTTCACACAAAGAGGATTCTATGGACCCCAAGGCACTTGCCGCCGCGAAGGACGCGCTGGCGAAAGGCACCGCAACCGACGAACAGAAGGCACTCATTGCTAAGGCGGATGCCGAACTGTTGAAAGCCGCCCAGGATGCGGATGCCAAAGGCGAGGCTACGGATGAGCAGAAGGCGCTCCTGGCAAAAGCTGCGGAAGACGCGGTCAAGGTAGCGCTCGTGAAGGATGGCAAGCCGGTAAAGCCCAAGTCGGCACCGGTGCAGTTCAACAAATGGCAGGCCGCGGACGGTTCGTTGCACGACAGCAAGCGCGAAGCCGAGGTTCATAACCTTCACCTCGAAAAGCAGGCAGAACTTGCTCCCGGCCTCGCGGAAATGGACGCGCTTCTCAAGGCGGCGAAGAAGCCCGAGGATGATGACGACGAGGATAAGGACGGCGACTCAGAAGACGAGAAGAAGGCCAAGAAAGAGCGCCGCGAGAAAAAGGCTGCTGCCAAAGAGAAAGAGGAAAAGGAAGCCGCGGAAAAGGCAGAAAAAGAGCGCAAGGAGAAGGAAGACGCCGAGAAGGCGGCTGCCGCTGCTGCTCTGGCCAAGGCGAAAAAGAAGGACGACGAGCCATACGGCGATGTCGATTACGCCGATCCGGGTTATCAGAAAGACAAGAAGAAGCGTTATCCCCTGGACACTGAGGATCACATTCGCGCGGCGTGGAACTATATCCACAAGAAGAAAAACGCCAGCAAGTACAGCGCAGAGGAGGCTGACAAGATCAAGGCCAAGATTGTCGCTGCCTGGAAAGACAAGATCGATAAGGACGGCCCTCCCAGCGCCGAAGACAAGAGCGAGAAGGCGGCTAAGCTCTGGAAGGCGTTTATCTCAGGTCGCGTGAGCAAGGGCATGCATGATGTGAGCCGCATGGCCTGCTTCGTGGATGAACTTCAGTGGTTTATCCAGTCGGTTGAATTCGAGGAAGCGCTGGAAGGCGACGGCAATTCCATGACCCCGGCTGAAATGAAAGCGATCCTTACCCAGCTTTGCGCATGCTTGGTCAACCGGGTCAAGGAGGAAACGGAGGAACTTCTCGAAAACCACGAGGATGATGACGAAACTCTCGCGATGGCCGCAAGTCTTCCGAAGCGTCATGCAGCGGTCTTCGCCAAGATGGTGGGCGAGATGCGCCCCTTCGATGAGAAGGATCTGGTGAAGCCGGAGGTGAAGAAGGCCGCGCAGCGTTTCATTGCCCTGAAAGATGCGCTCGAAAAGGCGGGCGCGCGCCACAGCGCTGAGGACAAAGAACACCTCATGGATATCCACAAGTCGGCCTGCGATCACATGGAAATGGTCGAAAAATGCCTCAAGGCGGCGGGCGTGATGGATGACGAGCCGGAAGAGGACGGCCGTGGTGCCCAGAAGATCAGCAAGGCGCTGGCTGAGCTTACGGCAAAGAACGATGAAGTCCTGGTGATGACCAAGATAAACGCCGACGCGGGAAAAGCCCTGCTCGACGGTGTCAGTCTCATCAAGAGCCTTCAGAAAGAGAATTCGGAACTCGCAAAGAGGGTGGAACACCTGGAAAGGCAGCCTGCTGCTCCCAAGGGCCACGGGAGGGCGATTTCCAAAGCTCAGGACAGCGGGGGCGCCAGTGGCGAAACCGAGGCTGAGTACAAGGCGAGGTTCGCAAAAATGACCCAGCCGGAAAAGGCGCGCGAGCTGATGAAGCTTTCGATGTCCAATCCGATGGAACTGCCGAACCTCTGACGACCATTCCCCTAACCAATTAACCCATTCATTTTTTTGAGGATTTGTATGTTGAATCCGACTAAGGAGACGCTCGACCTTACCAAGGCGGCCCTCCGAAACAAAATGACGCCCGAAGAGGCCCTTGCCAAAGGCGTCACCGTCAGTACCGGCCTGGTCTATTACGACCTGCAGGCACCGGCGAAAAACCTCTATCCCGTCATCACTCCCCTGCGCAATTCCATACCGCGCGTAGGCCGCCCTATCGGTTACGGCGATTCCGCGAAGTGGAAGCAAATTACGGCGCTCACCGGCTCCGGTTACGATGCGATGGGCTGGGTTCCTGAAGGACAGCGTTCGGGCACGATGTCTTACTCGGCCACTCAGAAAGCGGCGGCATACTGCACGCTCGGCGAAGAAGACTATGCGACCTACGAGGCAATCTCGGCGGGTGAAGGCTTCGAAAACGTCGAATCCACCGACAGCCTCCGCACGCTCCAGAAGATGATGCTCAAAGAAGAGTCAGCTCTTCTTGGGGGCAACGGGGGAGGCGTGCAGCTCGGGATCCCGACTGCGGCGACGCTCTCTGCTGCCGGTTCAGGTGCAACGCTGCCCGCGCTCACCTACTCAGTCATCGTCGTGGCGCTCACGTATGAAGGCTGGAGAAACGCATCTCTTGCTGCTGGCGTTGCCACCACGAAGACGATCACGGGGGCGGACGGCGGCACATTTGTGCTGAACGGCGGTTCGTCTAACAAGTCCGCAAGCGCCACGCAGGCCATCACGCTCGGCCAAACGCTTTCAGGAACAGTGCCTACGATTCAGGGCGCTGTTGCTTACGCGTGGTTCGTGGGTGCGGTCGGCGCAGAAACGCTTCAGGCCATCACCACTATCAACAGCGCGACGTTCTCGGCACCGCTTACGGCTGGCCGTCAGGCCGCAACGGCGATTACTCAGGACAGCTCGGCCAATCCCGGACTTGCGTTCGACGGCCTTCTTACTCAGGCGCTGAATACCAGCAACCTTGCATACGTCAACACGCTGGCAACGGGCACTGCGGGTACAGGCACTGCTCTGACTTCGTCCGGCCGCGGCTCGGTCGTGGAGATCGACACCATGCTCCAGAGCATGTGGGACAACTACCGCATCAGCCCCACCGTGCTTTACGTCAACAGCCAGGAGCTTCGTAATATCAGCAACAAAGTGCTGGGAAGCGGTACGAGTTCCCTGCTGCGCTACGAGACTAACGCGAATGGCGGGATGTATTCGGCAATCGCGAGCGGCACGATCGATACCTACTTCAACCCGTTCGGCGGAGCCGGTGCGGAAAAAGGAAAGACGGGCGGCGTCAAGATGCCGGTCCTCGTCCATCCGAACGTCCCGCCCGGCACGATCCTGGCGTATGCAGAGGAACTGCCCGCTTGGTACCAGAACAACGAGGTGCCGAACGTCGCGGAAGTCATCACCCGCAAGGATTACTACCGCATCGATTGGCCGCCCCGGACCCGCAAGCGTGAGTACGGTGTGTATGCCGAGGAAGTTTTGGCGGTCTATGCCAGCTTTGGCATGGGCGTCATCACAAATATTACTAACGGATAGGTAATTCAGTAGCTTATCTGTGATTCTCTCAGTACCCACTTCTTAGCGGGAGTGGGTACGCAAAGACTCACAAAACAGGAGATTCCAATGTCCACGATCAGACTTCAGGGGCCGGACAACTTCGGCGGCTTCTCGCATGCCGGTGAAAGCTACGCACCGGACGAGGACGGCGTCATTGAGGTGCCCGCGCACGTACCAACAGAGGTTCTCAGGGCGCATGGGCTGAAGGCTGCCGCAGTGAAACCCACGCCTAAACCCCTCGCCAAAGCGGCGAAGGGCGGTGAAACGGAACCCGAGACGGATGCCGAGCCCAAGAAGTCCGAGGAAGCAAAGCCCGCGCAGAAGGGCGCCAAAGCGGCGAAGGGCGGTGAACAATAACCTCACTACCCTGGCCAATGCGAAGTCCTGGGCAAACGTAACGACGACGAACGACGACCAGCTGATTACGCGTCTGATCGGCAACGCTAGCCGGTTTATCCTCTCTTACCTTCAGCGGCGCACGCTGTTTCAGTGGTCGCCGAGCGATGTCTATGACGGAGTCGGTAATTCCCGGCAGATACTCCGCCACTGGCCGGTGCTCTCAGTCACTTCGGTTACGGTCGATTACCAGACGATAATCCAATACCAGGTTCCGCAGCAGCCAAACCCCTATTACACGCAATACGGATGCGGCTGGGTGCTTGAACCTTGGAGCGGCTACCCTCCGGGGCGCCCACAGGCGGTTGACCTGCGCGGATTCCGGTTCACGCGCGGCAACAGCAACGTGCAGATCGTCTATACTGCGGGCTTCGTGGTGCAGAACGAGGCGCAGACCGTGCCTTCTTCGGGTAGTTATACGGTGGCGGTGAATGCGCCAAACGGCAATTGGGCGGTGGATCAGGGAGTGACCTACGCCAGCAGTGGCACGGCGCTAGCACCGGTCGCATCAAGCCCGGCGCAAGGACAGTATTCAGTCTCAGCCGGAGTGTACACGTTCAACTCCGCCGATTCCGCGCAAGCCGTCCTGATCTCCTACAGCTACATCCCCTCGGACATCGAGGAGGCCTGTATCGAGCTGGTGGGCGAGCGGTACCGGTATCGCAACCGGATCGGGGAAGTTTCAAAAAGCCTCGGCGGACAGGAAACGACCTCCTACAGCCAGAAGGACATGCCGGATTTCCTGAAGACGGTGTTGCAGCCGTATCGGCGCGTGATCTTGGTTTAACTCAGCATGGATTACCTCATGAAAGCAGACGAAGAGATACGGCTTAAATGCCTTGAGATGGCAATCCAGATAGGCGGCAAGCCCGAGCAGACAACGGTGATTGTAGATCATTTCTATAGCTTCATAAAAACCGGCAACTGGCCCACGCCGAAGAAGCATAAGCGAATTTCTACCGAGAAGTAGGGCAGCATGCTCGATGTCCAGATAGACGACCGCGCCATCATGGCACGCCTGGCTGTTATGCCTGATAAGCTACGCGCGCGCATCCTGAAAACTACATACACTCTCGCCGAAAAGCTCAAGAGCAAAGTCCAGCAGAACCTGACGAACAAGCTGCTCAATATCCGCACCGGCAAGCTGGTGCGCTCCATATTCGAGCAGGTCACGAACTCGACAAACGAGGTGAGCGGGCGCGTTTTCTCCAGCGGCCTCCCATATGCGCGGATTCAGGAATTCGGAGGCCAGACCAAGGCGCACATCATCGAGGCGGTAAACGGCAAGGCGCTGGCGTTCAATATGGGCGGCAAGCAGGTGTTCTTCAAGCGCGTGCACCACCCCGGCTCGACCATCAAAGGCGCGCACTACATGGGCGAGGCCTTCGATGCCATGAAACCGGAAATCCAGAGCAGTTACGAACAGGCGGTGAAGGGCGCAGCGCGTGAATGAACTCCAGAGAGAGCATCATGACGGCGCTGTTCAACCTGGTATCCGGCTCCGCATCATTCGTGACTGCGTCCCGCAGGCTCCAACTTTGGAGTTCGCTATCCCCGGCGGATAAGCCCGCGATCTTTCAATACGAGCGCGATGACACGTACACGAACGGCAAACAATACCTGCCTATCGTGGAAATGAACGTCGATCTGTACATTTACACGGCTCCCGGAATGGACAGCGGCATCACGCCGATTTCCATACTCAATCCGCTCATTGACGCTGTTGACGCAGCGCTCGCGCCAAGCATCGTAACGAAGCGGCAAACGCTCGGCGGCCTCGTTTCGCATGTCTGGATCGACGGCAAGATCATGAAAGACCCCGGCGATCTGGACGGCGATGGCATCGCAGTAATCCCCATTAAAATCCTCGCAACAGTTTAACCCCCTCTTCTTCCTCAAGGAGAACACCCCATGACGACCCAGAATAACTGGCCCTCGACGCCGTTCAATTCCGGCTATGCGTTCCAGATCGACAGCGACACGAATCCCACGCCTACGCAGATCCGGGTACTTCAGTCGTCCTCACTTTCGCTAAAGTCCTCAAATAAAGAGCTTTTTGGGCAAAATGTGTTCGCGCAGGCCGTAGGGAGAGCAAGTATTAAGATCAGCGGCAAGATCAAGTTTGCTGAGTCCAGCCCCCGTCTGGTGCGCGATTTCATCGGCGGCGCTAACAACTCACTGATGAACGCCGGACAGACCATCGTGCAAAACAACGAGGCGGATAATGTTCCTGGCAGCAGCACCTACACAATCACGGTCACCAACGCCGCTACATTCGCCCTCGACCTTGGTGTGATTTATCAGGCAACGGGAGAGCCGTTGACTAGGGTATCCTCTGTTGCGGCCGCCGGCCAGTATTCTGTGAACACCACGACGGGCGTTTACACATTCTATTCTGCGGACGCGAGCGCTGCGGTGTTCATCTCCTACGCGTATACGCTGGCGTCTGTCGGCGATACGATCACACTCAGCAACACTTCTGCGGGAGCAGCAAACGCCTTCCAGATGATGATGGGTGCGAGCTACCAAGCTTTGCAAACGAATATCCAGCTTTATCAGTGCGTGCCGGAGTCTCTGGATCTGTGGGACACCAAGATAGGCGATTTCAATATGCCCACCCTTGAATTCGGCGCATTCGTGAATGCGGCAAACAATCTGGGTATCATCAGCATGCCTGTGCTCGGCTGATGGATGTCGCCGCTTTAAAGGAAGCTCGCGAAAATGACGATCGCGTGCTGATATTCAGTAACCTGCTCAATGACGTTTCCATCGAGAAGGTATGTAAGACATACCGTCGAAGCGAATCTGAGGTGATGGATATTTTCCGTTTCATCCTACGCAAGATAAAGAGCCGGAGACTTGAGCGCATGGAACCGATGATTGTCGGCAACAGTATCAAAGAAATCAAGCGTCAGCGTCTCGTGGTATTGCCGCTGCTGCATAAGCTGAATTTGGATAAAGATCCGCTCTACAAGAACGTCATCCACGAGCCGATGGAGATCAAGGAGGACGGCACTGTTCGTCACTCCGATTTCCTGAAGCAACTCAAGCCAATGCCAGAGCACCTGCGCACGCCGCCTATCGTTAAGCCTTAAAAACCTTCAATCCTGGAACGGAGATTCCGATGAGCACCGCAGAAACCAAGACCGTCATCCTCGCCGGGCAGACGTATGACGTGCCGCCGGTGACCTTCCGCAATGCGGCGAAGATCGTGCCGCTGGTGGACAAGACGTTCCAGGCTATCCGCGAGAACAGGCTTGATGAGGAGTCGATACTGAATCTTGGGCGCATCGTGTATCTGGGGATAGCCAACAAGGGCGGCCTTACTGAGGACGGGTTTCTCGACCTGCGCATGCACCTTCATGAAATGATCGCCGCCGCGCTGGTAGTTGCCGCGCAAACCAATATGAAGGCGCAATCGCCGGGGGAAGCGACGGGGGCGGCGAGCCCCCAGACTTCGACGAACTGACCGCCTTCGTGGTGATGGCCACGGGCTGGACCTGGGACTACATCTGGGAAACCATGACGTTCCAGAAGCTCGAAGCCTTCGGGCGCATGTGGAAGAAGAACCCTCCTCCGCACGTTTCTATCGGGCAGATCAACCAGCTGTTCAAGGCGTGGCTTGGTGTCGAGAGCAGCGACGATCCGAAAGAGAAGCGCGAGCCGATACTGCCCGGATTCATGACGCAACCCGATATTGAGGAATAGCCACGTGGCCGACGATGTCAGCGTTAAATTTGGTGCGAATATCGAAGGCATCATCGCGGGAGTTAACGATGTCAAGGCTCAGATAGAATCTCTGGCCGACTCGGCGGCCAGTATCAGATCTACTTTCACTGGGGTGGGGACGGCTATTGCGGAGCTTTTCGCTGTAGACCAGATTGCCGGCTATGCCGAACGCATGAGCGATCTCGGTGAGCAGGCCATACGCATGTCATCCATGCTAGGCATGAGTGTCGAAGAAGTGCAGAAGCTTGGCTTCGCCGCGAAGATGACCGGCGGGGATGCCGAGAGCATGGCGATGAGCATGGGGCGCTTCGAGCGCAACATTGCCGAGGCGCAGAGCGGAACGGGTAAGGCCTACGAGGCATTCCATAATCTCGGAATCAGCCTTCAGGACTTAAAGACGAAAACACCCGATCAATTGCTGGGACAGGTTGCGGATGCTTTCGCGGAGTCGGCAGACGGCGCGACGAAATATGCCTACGCTGTTGACCTCGGGGGTCGGACTTGGGGCCAAATGATTCCGTTGCTCGATCAGGGCAGCGGAGGCCTCCAAAGGATGGGCGTCACCGCCCAGCAAACCGGATCGATACTTTCTCAGGAAACGGCAGAGGCGTTTGCAAAGACGCACCAGAATATAGTTGTAATGGAAGCGAGTCTTGAAGGGGTTTCCGTTAACCTGTTCTCCCAATTCATTCCCGCTATCAATGCGGTGGTGAACGGCATGTCGGATCTTGCCCAATGGTTTACCCAAGCCGCAAAAAGCGGCGGTTCGATGCGCGAAATTATTATCCTCGTCGAGGGCGCCTTTGACGGCCTGGTGATGGGCATTGAGAGTGGCATTGTCACCGCGAAGACTGCAATCGAAGGGCTCGGTCTCGCATTCTTCGATCTGAAGACGATGGCGGATGTTGTTGTGGCGGCCATTAAGGACTTATTTGTAGGTCTGGGTAATGCGATCGCACATGCGCTCACTGGTCACTGGGGCGAAATCGAGGAGGATTATAAGGGTGCCGTCAAACAGATGCAGGCCGATTGGGCGGCTGGCATGCGTGAGATGGGTAAAGCTGCGGATGAGTTCGCCGATGACACGATAATATCGTGGGCCAGACTCCAAGAACGCGCAAACGAGATGTGGGCGGCGCTGACAGGTGCAGCGCAGCAGGCTTCTCCAACTACGCCAAAGACAAAGCTGAAAGATGCACCCACAGGAACTGGCAGTGGCCAAGACGGTACGGCGGCGCTCTACAAGCAGGATATTCAAGACCAGCTTGCGCTCGATAAATTCGCTCTCCAGCAGAAAACCGAGCTGCTCGATCAGGAAGTCGCTCAGCAGGTAATCACGAACGCGCAGAAGATAGATTCGCTTAAGGACTTCGCGGCCCAAGCTTATGCGCTGGACATCCAGGCGCTCCAGGACGAGGAGCAATACGGCGATCTGGACGAGCAGCAATGGAACAAAGTTGAGGATGAAAAGCTTGCCGTAGCCGCCAAGTACAATGCGGAGCTGGCAAAGCTTGACGCTCAGGCCGCTGAGGCGCAGTTAGCTGAAGTAAAAAAGACACAGGAAGCCTATAAGTCTTTCTTCGACACCATCGACAAAGACATGGACCAAATGCTCCAGGGCGTCCTTCAGGGGACGCAAACATGGGGTGAAGCGGTGGCGAAGGTCTTCGACAGACTGGCGGAAAGCTTCATCGAAGACATCGCAAAGATGCTTTTGAAATGGACCGCGTTCGAGGCGGCTCAGGCGGCATTCGGCTCCGGGAGCAATATCGCGCAAGCGCTTGGCGCTGGCGTTCCGACCATGCTCGGCGGCTCGCAGCCCAATAACCAAAATGCGCTCACTGCCATATTGACCACACTGAGCGCAGCCGTTACCGGCAATACCGCCAGCCAGTTGATTACCGCCGATACGCTCACTACAGGCTTTGCCATCCAAGAAACGAGCGGGACAGTAATCGGTGGTCTTTCCACCGCAACGCTTGCGAATACCACGGCCACGATTGCAAACACTTTTGCCGAAGGTGCGGGCGGGGGTGCAAGTATTTTCGGTATCGGCGGCGCAGCCACGGCTGTTGGTGTCGCTTCACTGGATGTGGGGGCATGGAGCATACCTCAGAATGGCTTGGCATTCCTCCATGCCGGGGAGATGGTGATCCCAGCGAATTCAGCACAAACATTTCGTTCCGGGTCGGCAAGTATAAGCGGTGGCGCGGCAGGCCAGACGACTTTAAATTTCACGATTCAGGCAATCGATACCCAAACCGGCCTTCAGTTCCTGCAAGGCAATGCCGTGAACATCGGAAATATCATTGCCGGCCAGATCCGCAACGGTCATAGCGGACTCGTCAACGCCGCAAGAAACTAACCCTCAATCATAAACGGATGACCGATGTCCACAGCCACTATGCCGGTGCTTGCGGGCATGGGCTACCCGGTGGTGCGCACGCCCGTGTGGGACACCGACACGCAGAAATCGATAAGCGGCAAGCAAGTGCGTCTCGCATACATGACGGCGCCTTTGTACGAATGGAGCGCAGATGTGAACGTCCTGCGCTCTCTAGTATCCCCTGAGGATTTTCAAACACTTATCGGCTTTTTCAATGCACGCCAAGGATCGTTTGACAGCTTTCTTTATACAGATGCCGACGACAACAGCGTCACTGGCCAAGGCATAGAGACCGGCGACGGCACCACCACTGCATTTCAACTGGTGAAGAGCTTCGGCGGCTTTGTCGAGCCTGTGCTGGCGCCCAACGCGATTAGCGCTGTTTACCTCGCGAGCGTCTCTATTCCGTCGGCCGGATATTCGCCCCCTACGAACGGCGCGCTTACTTCAACGGCTTCCGGGTCGCTCGCGGGAGCCCGTTTGCTGGCGTCTAACGCACGCGTTGGAAGATGCGGTCCCAGCGCACAGTCCATGGCCAACGCCACACCTCCCACGCCGGCGTCCCCTCGTCGATCGAGAAGAAGATGACCTCGGCCCTGCCGATCAGGTTCTCGAACGGCACGTAGCCGACGCCGCCCTGATCCCCCGCGAGCCTTGAATCGCTCGAATTGTCGCGGTTGTCGCCCATCATGAAATAATGTCCGGGCGGCACCTCGTAGACCTTGGTGTTGTCGAAAGTTCCCTCGTCGCCGTCGATCTGAATGATCTTATGCTGGACCCCGCCGGGAAGCGTCTCGAGGTACTGCGGGGCCTCCATCGGCTTGTTGAAGTGATTGACGGTCAGAAAGGGCGCGATAGGCTCGCGCGGGACCTCCTCGCCGTTGATAATGAGCCGTCCGTGGAGGACCTGGATCTTGTCGCCGGGCAGGCCGATCAGCCGCTTGATGTAATCGGTCTGACCGTCGCTCGGCAGCTTGAACACGATGATGTCGCCGCGCTTCGGCTCGGAGGCGAATATGCGGCCGGGCATCGCCTGGGGGTCCAGATCGAGAAAGCTCGGCAGCGAGAAATGCGAGTAGCCGTAGGCGTATTTGGAGACGAACAGGTAGTCGCCGACGAGCAGCGTCGGCACCAGCGAGCCTGAGGGAATGTTGAACGGCTGGAACAAGACCGTGCGCACCACCAGCGCGATCAGCAGCGCTTCGATGATGACCTTGATGGTTTCCCACCAGCCCTCCTCCTTCTTGGCGGGCGTGACGGCGACCTCGACAGGCTTCAGGCTCGGTTCGATCATTCGGCTCAATACGCCCTTCCTCGTCTCATCCGGAAACCGGCCGGCGCCGGCCCGGCGCGCCTCCTATACAAGGGCGGTCAGCCTGCGCCAAGCACTGGCTGGTGGCGCGTAAACTTGGCGCAAGAAAGGCCGCAGCCCGGCTTCACGGTAAGAGAATGAGCGAGCCCGTCGTTTCGCGCTTCTCGAGCGCGACATGAGCGTCAGCGACTTGGGCGAGCGGCCATTTCCTGCCGATCTGGATCTTGACGTCGCCGCGC